ACAACTACGAGGGCATAGCGAAAGCCCTTGACTACATGAGGGATGAGTAATGTCTACTGATTGGGCGCGTTATTTGGTCGAGAGACCGGACGTTTACGATATGTTCCGTAAGTCGGGCCTCGGCTTCAACTGGACCTGGGACCGCGGTCGACGTGAAGGCGACGGGATGCGGAATGATGGCAACCCCATCGGCAACGCAACAGCGGCTGAATACGCTGAGTCTCACTACAACAACTTCGGCAAGCGTGAGGGGATGCAGCTCCACGAGCGCACTGGCGACTCCTACGAGCAGAAGCTAAGGGCTATTGATGGCGGCTCTTCTGGAGGAGCCATGGGTGGCCTAAATGGGGAACTTGCAAAACTTCTTCAGAGCCTTACTGATGTCGCTAATGACCCAGACGCCACGGCTGAGGAGAAGCAGAAGGCAGTGGAAAAATCCCAAACCATACTTACAAACTTTTCACTAGACGACGATGAGGAAAAGAAGAAGACCTCTTACCTGTCGCCATTTGGAGTCTGAGCATGAATATCTTGAAAAAAATCTTTGGCGGTGGAAGTAAACCCGACCCACAGCATCAGAAAGAAATCGCGTCTGCTGAAAAACTGGAAGACACAGAATTCACCACAAAGCACGGTAGTCAGGGCGTACAGAATAACGCTTACGCAAGATACGTCTCCAGTAACCCTGACCTGATGGCTAACTACGAGAAGCATTGGAAAGCCAATGCGGAAGAAGGGTATAGCCAAAATAACAGGGGCATCAGCCTGGCTGAATATGGCGCTATGCACTACCACAAGTACGGTCGTAACGAAGGTAGATCGCTAAGTGGTGGTGGCGGTGGCGGCGAGAGTGGTGGCGGTGGTGGTTCAGGCGGCGGCGGTTACGGTGGAGGCTATGGCACGACTAACCCTTACGCAGGCAGCACTGGAAATTCGGGTGTTGACGCAAACACTTTAGCCCTGATGGAGCTGATCAAGTCCATGACCGAGAGCCTCGCTGACGTTAAGGGCAAGACCGCTGACATCGATGAGGTGTCTAAGGCCGTTAAAACCACGGAAACAATCCTTAGCGGTGGATACACTGCAAGCACGGATCCGGACAAGAAAAAGAAGTCTTACCTAACACCAATCGCACTGATGGCTGACCCCGGAACTTCTTAATATGGACCAAACAGAACTCGCGCGAAAGCTCGTAGAGCGCCATGAGAAAATGGTGGCTGCTCGCGCAAACTGGGACTCGCTCTGGGAGGAGATCGCGGAATTTGTGATCCCGTCTCGCCAAGGGTTCCGCACAAAGAAGACCAAGGGGTCTTATCGTGGCGAGAGAGTCTTTGACTCGACGGCTATTCATGCTAATGCAATGTTGGCATCGCACATGCACTCTAGCCTCACATCCCCCTCAGCCCCTTGGTTTGCCCTTAAGTTTGACAAGCGATCAGACAATAAGGATGACCAATCACTTGAGTGGCTAGAGAGCTGCGCTGAGGCAATGGGTTCTGCATTCAGCGAATCCAACTTCTCTACGCAAGTCTCTGAGATGTACAACGATCTGTGCGCCTTCGGTACTGGTGCGATGTTCGTTGAGCAGGCCACACAGGCCGATCAGTTCAAACTCCAGTTCCATGCCCTGCACCTTGGCAGCATCTGCATTTCAGAGAATGCCGACGGCATGGTGGATACCGTATATCACAGACGCATGATGTCTGCCCGTCAGGCCGTTCAGCGTTGGGAAAGTGCAAAGGAACTGGATTGTGTTCAGAGGGCCATGGAGACAGAGCCTGATAAAGAGATCGCATTTCTTCATTGCGTGATGCCTAACAATGATTGGCAACCTGACAACCCATTACCTGAACCAAAGTACCGAAAGTACATCAGCTATTGGATTGCCCTGCAAGATAAAAAGATCGTTGAAGAGAACGGCTACATTGAGATGCCTTACCTAGTCCCGCGTTGGGGCAAGGTCACAGGCGACACCTATGGATATGGTCCAGGCATCCTTTGCCGTGCAGATGTACGCACACTGAACACCGCAAAGAAGCTTGAGCTTGCTGCGTGGGAAAAGTCCATTGATCCGCCGATCATGGCATCAGCCACTGGAATTATTGGTGACCTCCATCTTGAGGCGAGCGGTCTGACGTTTGTACGGGACATGCAATCGCTTGCCCCGCTTACGCAGTCTACCCAGTGGCAGGCAGTCCAGATTAAGTCGGATGAGCTGCACAATAACATCAAGTCAATCTACCTGATTGATCAGCTCCAGATGGGTCCGCAGAAGCATAACACGACGGCAACTGAGATTGAGATTCGATACTCACTGATGAACCGAGTCTTAGGTCCGACCATGGGTCGCCTGCAACAGGAGTTCCTCAACCCTCTGATTGAGCGCGTCTTCGGCATTATGTATCGCGCAGGTCAGTTTGAAGAGCCGCCCGCATCGATAAGTGATGACAAGGTGGACATCGAGTATCAAGGCCCACTGGCGCGTAACCAACGCATGGAAGACGCGCAGGCTATTGAGCGCCTCTTCGGTGTGGCTGCACAGTGGGCGCAACTTGACCCCGCTGCCCTCGACATCATCGACATCAACGGTGCTATGCGCCTGTTGGCTGAACGCTATGGCGTACCGGCTTTGGCGATCAAAGGTGACGGAGAGATCGAGCAGCTACAGGCTCAGAGAGCGCAGAAACAGGCCGAGCAGGAACAGCTGATGATGGAGCAGGCAATGGCCCAAACAGCGGCTACTCAGGCAGGCGGTATGAAGGATGCAGCGTCAGCTGCTGAAACACAAATGGCAGGAATGATTTGACATGGCTAAATTTGAAAGCGGTTCTAACAAAGGCAGTGTACTGACATCGGCTAATGATGATGGCCCTTCCCTAGTCCCAAAGGCGCTTCAGTCTGATGAGGCTTTTGGCGGCGCAGCCCTTGGAGTAATCCTTGGATACCTTGGCGTAAGCACTAGCGCTTTCATGAAGGCTAAGGAGAAGTATCTCAAAGACGTTGCGGAACAGGAAGCAAAGGAACAAAAAGAGGCCCAAGCAAAGCTAGAAAAGCAAGAAAAACGCGCCGCAGAACGAGCAAAGAGCGCCTCAGAACATTCGGCTTTTATGAAAGACGTAGACGCGGATATTAAGTCTCTGGACATGATGTCCCAGGAAATTCGCGGCGGGACTAAAGACTCTAGGCGCTATAAAAATATATGGCAGGCCAAGAAAGGAACCATTCTTGGTAACACAAAAGGGAGATGATATGACGAGTCGGTGGGAGAAGTTCTCATTTGAGAAGCAAGTAAAGAAGGTGTTTGACAACGCGGCGGGTAAGGAACTCTTGGAATTCATGGTTGACGCTTGGGTGTTTCGGCGTTCATGGGTCGAAGGTAAGGCCGACGCAACAGCATTCGCAGAAGGCGAGAAAAACGTGGTTATGACTTTAAAAGGTCTTTTGGATAAACGAGAGGAGCAATAGGAGAATGAGTGAAACAGCAGCAGCGGAAGTATCAGCGGTCGAAACGGGAGATTCGGGAGGAGCTTCTCAAGAAGCATCGCAAGCACCTCAATTTCAGTCAGCAGATGTTGGGTCTGATTGGCGCAGTGGGCTTGATCCTAGCATTCGCAATTCTCTTGATGTGGATTCTGTAGAGGATCTCGCTAAGGGATATGTAAACGCACAACAAATGATTGGGAGCTCAATCCGCATTCCGGGAAAGGAAGCGGGTGAAGCGGATTGGAACAAGTTTTACGACAAGTTCAAAGATGTTCCTGGGTTGACAAGATACAACCCGAACGACCTCAGCTCTTTGTATGACGCAGCGGGGAGACCTGCTGACCCTAAAGGCTACGGCCTGCAAGGAATTGACGAGGGCTTTCTTAAAGTCGCTCACGAAGCGGGACTGAACAGGTCTCAGGTTGAAGCAATTCGCGGTTACGCGGATAGGCTTGAGTCAGAAGAGCAGTCAACGTCAAGCCAAGAGGTCGAAGCGGGTATCAATCAACTCAGGCGAGAATGGGGACTTGCTTTTGATCGCAAGGTCGAAGAAGGACGACGGGCTGTTGCGTTTCTTGAAAACACAGCACCCGGTTTGGCAGCAGCTCTCGACGCCACTGGCGCAGGGAACAATCCTGCCATGATCAGGGTCTTTCAGGCTCTTGGCGCAAACCTCAAGGAGGGGCAGGGCTTTCAGGGATCTCACAGTCACAGCACTGGAATGACCCCTTACGAGGCCCGTATGCAAATCCAAGAAATCCAGAACAACCCCAAACACCCATACCACTCCGGTGATGAAGCAGCTACCGAGAAATTCTTGGAGCTTCATCGATACGCATCAGCGGGGTAGCTCGAAAGAGTCCCGCCGGGAACGGTAACGTTAGCCGTAGAAAGTGTCCGGCGCAGTCGGGTAGCAGTTTCGATTCTTTTCCATTAACGCCATAAACCTTTGGAGGTTTTAGAAAATGGCTATTCCTGACAGCGGAACATCAACTGTTGATGCCGCCTTTATTGAAGCGTTCAAATCGAACGTAATTCACCTGTGCCAACAGCACCCAAGCCGACTGCGCAAAACCGTTGATGAAATGACGGTGAAAGCCGAGTTTGCTAACGTGGAGCGCATTGGCATCCGAGAAGCTGTAGAGAAGACCACTCGTCACACCCCGACGCCCATCCTGGACGTTCCGCACGACCGACGTAAGTTGGACATGCAGGATTTTCAGTGGGCGGACATGATTGATGAGGAAGATCAGATCCGTATGCTCATCAGCCCGAAAAGCGAGTACGCGAAAGCGGGCGCTTGGGCGATGAACCGTCAGTATGATCGACTCATCGTTGACGCCGCTACCGGCGCTTCCGTGGACGGCGACGGAGCCTCTGTTCCGTTTGACCCGACGATGATTGTCGGTTCTGCCGGTGGGGGTCTGACGCTTGACTCCATCCTTGCAGCGAAAGAGAAACTGGACGCTAACGAAGTCGATCACGACAACCGTTATCTGGTCCTAAACGCGAAAGCGTTGACCGACCTTCTGTCCACGACTGAGGTCGCATCAAGCGACTTCAACACTGTGAAAGCTCTGGTACAGGGCGAGCTGAATACTTGGCTCGGCTTCACCATCGTTCACACGGAGTTGGTTGCTGAGACGACCGCTCAGGCACTTGCGTATCACAAGTCCGCCATCCGCCTCGGCGTTGGTCGTGACGTGCTGACCCGCATCGACAAACGTATCGACGTGTCCTACGCCGATCAGGTCTACCTTGCGTTCACCGCAGGCGCGACCCGTGTCGAAGAGTGCAAGATCGTTCAGATCTTAGTCTAAGTCACAACTGGGGATGCCCCTCTTCGGAGGGGCTGAACCTTTAGGAGAGAAAAATGGTAAGACCTTTCGTTCAACTTGAGACTTACAGAACGGTTACAAGGACCGTAGTTGATTCAACAATCGAAGGCTACGACGTGGCTAACTCTTGCTACTTCACTGGCGGTCAAAGCGGTGACGTTGGGCAAGGCAGATCTACAGTTGCACCCGCAAAAGACGACGACTGCGAGTAACCAATGACAACTTCAATCGATATCGCTAACCGTGCTCTGATCCTCTTAGGGGGTAGGGGGATCACGTCGTTTACTGAGAACAGTAACGAAGCACGGATTGCTAAAAGTTTGTACCTTTCTACGAGGGATTATGTTCTCCGGGCTTACCCGTGGGCCTCTCTGAAGAAGCGGAAGAAATTGATTGAGATTTCCGATACCCCCGTTAACGGATTTACCCATCAATACCAACTGCCCGAAGAGAGCATAAGGGTTATTGAGGTGCATGGTGCAGACAGGCTTTCTTCGGATGCGTGGGAGGTCAACGGAGATCGAGTTCTCACAAACGCGAAGCCCGTTTCCATTGTGTACTTGGCTAACAACATTCCAGAGTCTAAGTACAGCACTCAACTTGTGCAGGCGCTTGTTTACCGCTTGGCATCTGAGATGTCTTATCCGGTAACCGGAAACAACACCGCCCAAGGAAACTTCTCAGCATTGTTCGGTCAAGTCCTTGATGAGGCTCGAACAACAGACTCGCTTGAGCAGTCACACAAAAAGATCGGCCCTAACAACTTCATCACGGTTCGCTATTAATGGCCCGAGTACAGCAAGTTATAACAGACTTTAGTACCGGAGAGATATCTCCGTTATCTGAAGGTCGTGTCAGAACTGCCCAGTACAACTCTGCATGTCGAAAGCTTGAGAACTTTGTGGTGTCTGCACGTGGCGGAGTTCGAAGGCGCTCTGGCCTTAATTTCGTTAACCAAACAAAATTAAACGGCGCAGCTCGCCTGATCCCATTCATCTTTAACAGGACTCAGTCCTACGTTATAGAGCTTGGCGACAAGTACATGAGGTTTCATAGATCCGATGGGACAATCGTTGAGGGATCTACCAGAATCGCGGACAAGTACGGGGACAAATGTAAGCGTCGCTTCCTCAATGACGTATCCACATTCGCTGAGGGAGACCCATACGAGATCGTCACCCCGTGGTCGATAGATGAGGTTTGGGATATCCACTTTGCTCAGGCCAATGACATCATGCTTATGGTGCATGAGGATCATCCACCTAAACGCCTCGGGAGATACGGACCTACGGATTGGCGCATAGAGGATCCTGATTGGACTGATTCCCCTTGGACTAAAGAGACAGGATACCCGAGGACCGTTGTCTTTTATCAGCAGCGTACTTGGTTCGGCGGAACTTACAAGCAACCACAAACCCTTTGGGCATCCAGGGTTGGCGACTTCTGGAACTTTACGATAAGTGATAACCCAGAAGACGTGACTCCAGATACAGCCCTAGAGCTGACTCTGGCTTCCTACACGCAAGAAAAGATCGAGTGGCTTTCTTCTGAGAAGGTTCTCATTATAGGTACGGCAGGATCTGAGCAACGCTTGACACCTGACGAGTATGTCAGCGTCAACAACGTGCCTAACATCGCCAGAACGTCATCGTATGGCGGTCGCCACATTCAGCCCGTGTACATTGGTGACCTGACGATATTTGTGCAGGGTTCCGGTAGGCAAGTTCGCTCCTACTCACAGAACACCCGCACCGCAATCGAGAAGTACGTCAGTAGAGACCTTGCTTGGTTTGCGGAGCATATCACCACCTCTGGGGTCATTGCGCAGTCATACGCACTGGTTCCCGACTCAGTACTTTGGCAGGTTCTTGGTAATGGGACGCTGATCTCGATGACCCATGATCCTAGCGTTGATGACGAGGATTACACGGCTATGGGTTGGGCTCGACATCCCACGGACGGTAAGGTAGTCAGCGTCACCACAGTCCCCAATGAATCTGCTGATGAGACTTGGATTTGCGCGCAGCGAAACGGCAACTGGATTGTTGAGTACTTTAATGACTCCGTATTTACGGACTCTTGCCTGACCACCCCTCCCGACAATACAACTTCCCTTTCTGCTGTTGGCGGTCTATCCCACCTTGAAGGCAAGGAAGTAATGGTCGTTGTGGATGATGCAATGCAATCAAACAAGATTGTATCTGGAGGAGGCATAACTCTGGACAGGCCAGGCGTGAAGATTGAGGTTGGCCTTCCCTACGTCTCAAAGCTAGAGACTACTCCATACAACGATGGAAACACTGCGGGAACAAACTTGGGAACAGCGCAGCGTTGGGCTCGTATTTTTGTGAAACTTGTTGACAGCGCTTTACCTCTTATTAATGGTGAGCGCCCGTCTGAGAGAACATCCTCCACACCTATGGGTGATCCGGAGTCTTTAACCACTGGCGACTACGACATAACAAATCTTGGTTGGGATCTGTACGGCACGATAAGCATCGAACAGGATTTGGCTAAAAAAACACAGGTGGTTGCCTTGTACGGTATATACCAATCTAACGTAGGTTAATTATGGATCCAGCAACGATTGCAGCAATAACGTCTGCGGCGGTCAGTCTTTTTGGGGCATCTTCAGCTGATAAGGCAGGAAGGGAGGCAGCTCGCCTTGCTAAGGAGGGCGGCTATTTAAGTCAGTGGGCCTCTTATGCCAACGCGTCAGACGCAGAGAGGATAGGCTCATTAAACGCAGGGGCGATAACCGCAGCCGCTGCTAATAACGCTCTCGCAACCAGAGAGATCGGTTACGCCAATGCTGAGGCGATCACCGAGGCCACGATGCATAACCTCGGGATGTACAAGATACAGTCCGATGAGGAGCAGCGCGTTCACCTCATGGAGGAGCGTTGGGCTGCGGGTGAGATACGAGCCAGAATGAGCGCAACCGGCGTGATGGTCAACTCCGGTTCAGCACTCGCTTACCTTCGATCCGAAATCAAGAAGGGTATACAAGAGCGAAACTTCATGAAGCAGAGAGACCTGTACGCCATGATTGGACTGGCTGAGGATGGTCTACGTCAATCAATTCTTACTGTTAAAACCGCTAACTGGAATGCGAGGATAACTGAAGAAAATGCTGCCATGCAGGCGGGTGTTGTGATGGCTGAGGCTATGGCTCAGGCAGCCGCTATGCGCAGGCAGGGAGACATTGTCGCTCAAGTGGGCGTTGCTAATGCGCAGGCGGCAAGATACCAAGGAACTGCTGCTGCTCTTGCAGGCATAGGCAATGCCCTTTCATCAGCGGGTAGCGCTTACGCATCGTGGAAGGCAGGCCAACCCACAGCCCAACCCTCCCAATCCACAGCCACTACCGCCATAGCAGGCAGCTAACTTCTCTTGGTCAAACGGCAGGAATTATTACTAAATGAGACTACCCAATAAATCAAGTTACGAGAGCCGTAGCATGGGGGTTGCCATGCGCAGCCCTGTTCTTGAGGAGCAGAGGAAGCAGTATGTGGCTGCACGGCAAAACTTCATCCCGATGCCAACAAACTACGATGACGTAGCCAACGCTCAGGCGAGGGCTGCGATGGCTAAGGGCGAAGCGACTTTGGCTTTTGCTGACGCGTTCAACAAGGGTAGCGATGCCGTCATACAAGTAAACAAAATACAGAACGAAGCAAAGTCTGCCGCTAAGGAGGCCGAGCTTCGCTCATGGGTAGC